GTGTTGAGCAGAGTTGAACGAACTTTGGAAGACTTGCCAGTAATAATGAGACACATAATAAACTCCTTGAGATAAAAAGAATGGGGACGGGTTGTCCCTGATGGTTGTTGTTGAATTAAACAGGTTGATCCATGTTCACGACATACGAGCACTGCGATAGCCCGTCAGCGTAGTCCTCGCTCATCAGTACCCAATGGTCTTGGTAGCGCTCGTAGACCACATCGCCACGGCTGATGGTGTCGCTACTGCCGTATGGGAAGAACACATACTCAGAGCCTGCATACAGAGCGAACTGGAAGAACAAGTCTTGACGCCGTGCCCATGACCTGATCGTCTCAGCCTCGCTGTCATACGGGATGGTCAACGGGTAGTGATGGTCATGCCGTAGCGAAGTGTCGGAAGACACGGCAGATGGCGCAGGGGGAACAGCGTCAGAGCAAGTCACCTCGGCAGGCGCAATGACTGTCGGTGTGGATGTGTGTACTTGACGCACGCCATACCACTTGGTCAGGGCAGGATACTGACCAGCCACAGTCTTGAGCCACTTGACGAACGATGTGCCGTTGAGATCACGCCACGATGCGACACGGCAGAACATGACGGACGCATGAGTGAACTCGATCTGTGCAAGCAGTCGTTCCTTCTTGAGCGAGGCACGGAAGATGCGAAGCTCGACAGTGTTGTACTTGCCGTTGTAGCTGTTGTCCATGCTAAGACCAAGACGCAGTGCCTCACGACCACCGAGGTTCATCATGTTGACCATGCGATACCGCTCACCCGACTTGCCCTTGACGGCTTGCTTGGGATTGGTAAGGATGGACTGATGCTCAGCGGCGCAGTAGCTACGGGCTTGGTCATCGACAGATGGATGGCGACCTGCAATCTTGCGAATGAAGTCGACATTGCCATTGCTGTTGATGAACATGAGGAACTTGCCAAGCGTCAACTGCGTGAAGGCACGCGAGTCGATGTGGATGTGCATACCGCACTTGCCTGTGTTCCAAGCACGATAGGCAGGGTCAATGTCCCAAGCCTTGAACTTGGCGATGTGAGTAGCCAAGCTGTGCGGTACAGTGACAACCTCGAAGCCGTTGTGCGGTAGCGAGCCGTCATGCTTGATGATGCAGTATGAGTTACCCAAACGCATACGCACAGACTCAGCAGCTGAATCGCATGACGCATCACCCGAAGTCATCTCGAGCTCGATGCCCATGGTGAACTCACCGAAGTGCGAAGACTTGATGCCAGACTCATTGCCAAGCACATTGAGCACATTGGTTGAGTACGACATGATCGGGTTGTCGTCATCGTCGGGCTCATCGTTGTAGTCATCCTCGTCACGATCATACGAATAGTACGCATCACGAGACTCAGAGTAGTACGCATCGTCACGAGGCCAGTACTCGTCAACGTCTACGACATGGACAGCGTCCTCGCTGAAGCAGGCTTCACACCATGTGTCGCCACGCACATCGTGCTCGTCACCCTCACGCTCGTAGTGACCGCAGTCGCAGTGCACGATATCCAAGTCCTCGCAGTGGTGGTCTGCTGCTTCTCGAGCGGCATCGTGTGCGTTTGACATCGGAGAGGTCGAGTCGTGGTAGTGATTGTCGAGATCAAAGAACGCATCACGAATGTCATCGATAGTGTGCTTGTCACCGCCTGCCTTGAAGTTGGCAACCATGTGACCGAACTCACGGAAGTGGTCGCGTGCACGCAGATAAGTCGACGACATATAGTAGTACCGACCCTTGAGCGAAGCGCATGGCTGAGTCCCATCGGATCCGTAGTTGCTAGGATCAAGCCTGCGTACATGTTTGTTGATTGCACTGTCGATGCGGTAGCTAAGATCGTTACGCACACTGCGAGGCATATCTCCAAAGCTAGTAGGCGTCATGAGCATACGCATACCTGCGTTCATGTCATAGCGATCTTGCGTATAGTCAACAGCCTCGACATAGGTCAGCGACTTGGGCGCTACACGCGTGTCAACTTTGTAGTAGCTAACACCAGTCCAATGGATGAGGTTGCCATCGGTGATGAGCTCAGCGGGGTCGGTGAAGTCGCCACGCAGTGTGCCGTTGCTTGTGATGTAGCGTCTGCGTGTAGCGGTGTACACGAGATAGCGATCGTTGCGTGAGATGATGAGCAACCGCACTTGGTTGCCACCGACAGAGGCTATGTCACTAGCCATGAAAGAAGTAAATTTGAACATAACATTCTCCTTGAGTTATAGAAAGAAATACACATCGGGGACAGGTTGTCCCCGTTCAACTAACACACGATCTCAACAGACCGCAGGCACCTCCATTTCGTCTATCGGGTTGTAGAAAGTGATCGTGAAGTCACGATGCACGCCCATGATGCGTTCGCCTGCATCGAAGATGTAGAACAAGTTGTTGCGATCAAGCACGCTGTCAATCACAGCGTCACGCATAGAGTCAGACAGACCCGCAGGCATGACAAGACAGCGCTTCTCCAGTGGCTTGTTGTCATCGTTCCAATATCCCTCGACACAAATTAACTTAGCTGTTGCCATATCACGCTCCTCTGTTGTTGATTGCTTCCAGTGCCTCGTCAGCGCACGCACGCCACGATGCTTCGCTGATGAACCCTTGGTTTGACCATGCGGGTGAGAGCTTGGTTTGGTCTGCGTAGTGGCGTATCGCTTCGATCACGAACGCCTGCATGAGTACGCCTTGCTTGCTATGTGACATGAGGTCACCGATAAGCTGTGCGTTTGTTTTATGTTTGACTTTGGTCATTTTGTTTCTCCTTGAATTTGCCTAGGCAGTATGAGGATGGTCAACGGCGTTGCCCAAGCGCCGTGACCAATGGGGACAAACTGTCCCCGTTGCGTTCAGGGAATTCCCTAGACGCAAAAGAAAGACACTGGTCGGCTCTACCCTCCCTCCCTAAAGAACACCTGACCATGTAGCAGGGATGTGCTCGGTGTCGGTTAACTTGTTGATAATCTTCAGGGCTTGCTTCATCTTGGATAGGGTTGCCTCCTGTGCTTCGGTTGGGTTTAGCGCGTGCTTGCGCTCAAGGGTCTCGATCTCTTTCTGCGTTCTGCGCAATAGTCTCTCCTTTGCCTTGGCGTTTTGATCGGGTGTGGACAGGCGTTGGAATGGGACTTTGCGCTTAGCCCTAAGCTTGGGCGGCAGTTGCTCGAACATTATTGACACCTTCACCTTGATCTTCTCCGGCACCCAGTCTGTCCAATGCTCGCCGTTGTTGGGTAAGTCTTTCTCCATGGCAAGCTGTATGGGCGTGGCTTCGAGTAGCTTGAGGGGTTGGGCAAAGCGAGTCAATAATGTCTCCATGACTAAGATGTACGCATCGAACGCTTCAACACGTTCCTCATCATCGAGATCGTAGGCACGCCCAACCTTGGCATTATTGAGTTCGTATCGCAGGGGCTTGAGCAGTTTGTCCCACTCTGCCTTGCGTTGGGTGCGCGTTATCTTGTCGACACGCTGTGATTCTTTGAGTGCAGCTACCTCGTCTTTGATTGCCTGCATCTCGGCGGGGTGTATGCGATCCTTCAACAATCTTTGATGAAGGGCGTTGGGGGTGAGTTGGGCGTAGGATTTGTGCATGAGATTATTGAAGGTGAGGTTTGAAAAATTTCACAAATGGAGAGATTAAAAAGTTTTGCCACTTGCTGTGCCACTTGGGAGACCGCATGAATACTAGTATACGCCAAAATGTGGCAGGGTATCTATCTTTTTTCCTGACGACTAACGCCAAAGGATAAAAGATTAAAAGCACGAGATTATTGAAGCTGGCACGCTCAGGAAAATATACACACCCCCCAGAAAAGGCTTCTATATATATACATATATTTAAAAAGATAGATATATAGCCAGATTTTCGTGCCACGCTAATGTTTATGCGGGCTGTGGGGTGGCGTGACAAGTGGCAAAAGTTTTTAATCTCCGCCATCGGTATTTTTGGCATATGGTGACCTTCAATAATCTCAGATAATTGATGAATGGGGACAAACTGTCCCCGTTCTCAGACAAACAAGTCCAGTTGGTGCATCCCATTCTTCCATTGATCGTACGCCTGTTGCGTCTCGAAGACCATGCCACGCAGATGCAATGCGCCTTTGCGGAACACATGAACCTGATGCTGTGAGCCGTAGCTGATGGTTTGCATATGGTAGTCACGCCCACGGATTGTGATTGTGCCAATCTCTTTGATGATGGGTTGGATGAAGTTGCGCATGATTATTCTCCTGTGATGATGAGCATGAGTTGTGTGCCAAGCACGAATGATCCGCCAAGGGTGAGCAAAGCGAATAGGGGAACAACGCCGTGTTCATCCATGCCCATGAAGCCTACGATGATGCAGGCGATGAGGATGACGGACAAAGCGATGTGTGAGAGTACGGCTGTGGGTTTCATGGGGAACTCCTTAAAGGGGTTTGATGTAACGAACACAAAGGTCGAAGTAATCGTCCTCTGCAGGGGGCAAGTGACGCCAGACTGAGTACATCCACTCAGCGGCATCTTCGAACACAGCGGTTGGGCTGAGATACAGGGTCAAGAGGGCAAGCAATGCCATTTCAGGGTCTTGGGCGAACAGTTTGGGTGAAGGTATGGGCATGATTAACTCCTAGTTGGACAAGAAAAGAAACAGCGCAAGAGCCTCGCCCTTGCGCCTTCGTGGAAAAGAATGGGGACAATGTGTCCCCGTTGAGATTATTGAAATTGAACAGAAGCACGCAACTGAGCAATGAACTCGTTGAACTGAGCCTGCGTCAAGCCTGCGTCAATAATCTTCTGGGTTGTACCGCTAACCAAACCACGGGGCAAAGTCACAGGCTCTTTCTTGCCCGATGACTGAACACCGCAAATGTCAGTCAATAATCTCGTTGCCGCTTTCTTAGCCGCTTCATACTTGGTGTGGCTACTGTCAAACACTTTCGTGCCTTGAGCCTTACCCTTGCCGTCAACGAGAGGCACACCATGCTTGCGAGACACGATCGGCAGGATCACGACACGCACTTGATCGTGCGTCATGCCCTTGGCATCCTTGCGTGCCTTGTCGATGCTGTCAGCGTAGGACATAGCGTGATCGAGTGCGTTGGTGATGTGAGTAGATAAAGTCATTTTGATTCTCCTTGAGAAAGATTAAAGAACAGGGACACCTTGTCCCCGATCGGCTAGGCTTTGTGTCCCTAACCGATACCTCTAGTTTACGAAGGGGTGCAAAATGGGGGTATTTTGGGGACTCGGTTTTGCCCTGTGGTTGCCCCCACCCACCCCCCACCACCCCTTTTTGGGGGCGGCGTCCAGCTTGCGCATAAACACTGTTTCTCACCGGCAAATCCAATTTTCCAAAAACACAATCCCAAAATCACGACCCCCACCCCCCAAAAATTTCTAAAAAATTCCAAGGTACCATGTCAAACGTTGGACACGGCATAATAAAAAAGAGCCCCGGTGTTTAGCCGGGGCTGCAAGGAGGCAATGCAAACTCACCTCAAGGAGAAGCAATGAACAAAAAATTTGCACCATTGCCGAAAAGAAGTGTACACTAACTGCAACGAGGCAACAAGTGCAACGCCAGCACTAACCCTACGCAATGCTTGAACATCTGATTAACGGCGAGTTTCATCCAGAGGTGGTCGACGCCACGGCTGCGGTACTGTCTTTTGAAAAAGCAGATCCAGCGACAACCATCGACGCCAAAGTCAAAACCGCGGAGTGGCTGAAAGACTTAGAGCTTGAGGACGAAGAGATCGAGACCAAGGCGGAACAAGAGGCCGCACGCAAATCATTTGCAAGTCTAGTCACAGGGCAGTCCGTTGCTAATACACAACACGCTTTAGCCAATGTCAAAACCCCAGCCGCTGTTCAGCATCTGGTGGGAATGCTCACAGCCTACGATTGGGAGTTTGTTGCGCAGGCCAGAGAGCTGCGGGGGTACGCAGTGGCCCAGATCCTTGAAGAAGTCAAACACCCAGATGCCAGAATCCGGCTCAAAGCGTTGGACATGCTGGGGCGCGTGACGGAAGTTGCGCTGTTTACTGAGCGGGTCGAGGTCAAGAAGACTGAGATGTCGGATGTGGAGCTGGAGGCGCGGATCAAAGACAAGCTAAATAAGTTCATGCACGTCATTGACGTGACGGATGTGTCTGAGGCTGAAGAAATCGAGCCAAAACCACCAGAAGAAGACACTGATGAAGCCTGAGAACTTCACCACGCTCAGTAAAGTGGAGCTTGAAGCCATGCAGCGGGCCCTGCCCCACATGACGCTTCAAGAAAAGCTGGAGTTGTTTCAGGATTTGGAGCTTCGCGAACAACGCGCCAGCCTCCAAGCGGCCAAAACCAACATGCTGGGGTTTGCCTCGAGCGTGTATCCGGGCTTTAAGATTGGTCCGCACCACAGAAAGCTGGCCAAGATCTTCACGGATGTGGTCGAGGGACGCAAAAAGCGCGTGATCATCAACATCGCACCGCGTATGGGTAAGTCAGAGTTCTCCTCCTACCTGTTCCCTGCTTATTTTTTAGGCAAGTACCCCAACAAAAAGATCATCATGGGCACGCACACTGCTGGTCTGTCGGAGGACTTCGGTAGGCGTGTGCGTAACTTGATTGAATCTGATGAATACCGAGAAGTTTTCCCCCAAACCATGGTGGCTGATGACCAAAAAGCGGCTGGTAAGTGGTCTACAAGTGCTGGCGGCCAGTATTACGCTGCTGGTGTCGGGGGCGCTCTTGCTGGTCGCGGTGCTGACCTTTTCGTTATTGATGACCCTCATTCAGAGCAAGATGTTAAGTCCAATTCTAGACTGGCATTTGACACGGCGTGGTCGTGGTTCCAGACAGGACCGTTACAACGCTTGATGCCGGGCGGTGCGATCATCGTCATCATGACCCGTTGGTCCCTGCTTGACCTGACCGGACGCTTGATTGACTACCAAGCGCGCAACCCAGACGCTATTCCATGGGAGATTGTGGAGCTTCCAGCGATCCTGAACGAAGACACAGAGAACGAGAAGTCCTTGTGGCCAGAGCAGTGGCCCTTGCCGGCACTTAAAGCGACCAAAGCATCCATCGACCCACGGTATTGGAACGCGCAGTACATGCAGCAGCCAACGGCTGAGAATTCGGCCATCATCTCCCGTAAGATGTGGCGTATTTGGGAGGGCGAAGAGCCACCGCAGTGCGACTACATCATCCAGAGCTGGGATACGGCGTTTGAGACCAAGAACAACTCGGACTATTCCGCCTGTACCACGTGGGGCGTGTTCTTCAACGAGGAAGAGAAGGACGCAGCGCAGATTATTCTGCTGGACGCGTTCAAAGACCGCATGGCGTTCCCAGAACTTAAGCAGATTGCGCTCAAACACTACCGAGACTGGGAACCAGACGCGTTCATCGTGGAGAAGAAGGCCGCTGGCGCGCCGCTGATTCAGGAACTCAGGGCCATGGACATCCCTGTCATGGAAACAAACCCTAGCCGTGGCAACGACAAGATGGTACGATTAAACGCAGTGTCTGATTTGTTTGCTTCTGGCATGGTGTGGGCGCCAGATACACGTTGGGCACGAGAGGTGATCGAAGAGATGGCGGCTTTCCCTGTGGGCGAGCACGATGACTTCGTGGATACAACAACACAAGCGCTGATGCGCTTTAGGCAGGGCGGGTTTATTACTTTGGACACGGATGCGAAAGACGATCCAATGTACTACCGCCGTAAGACATACGCATATTACTAGGATCAAATATGGCAACGAACATCGACAAAGCGCTGTACCAGCAACCCGTTGGGATTGACGCACTTGCAGAGCAGGAGTCCCCACTGGAGATCGAGATCGTTGATCCCGAAGAAGTCAACATCGGCATTGATGGCATGGAGATCCAGATCAAGCCCGGCGAAGATACCGAAGAAGGCTTCAGCGATAACTTGGCTGAGTACATTGACGATGGCGCCTTGCAGTCTTTGGCGGGCGACTTGGTGGCTGACATTGACCAAGACAAGCAGTCACGCAAAGAGTGGGAGAAGACCTACGTTGATGGCCTGAAGCTCTTGGGCTTGCAGATCGAGGAAAGAACAGAGCCATGGCAAGGTGCTTGCGGCGTGTTCCACCCCATGATTACCGAAGCCGTTGTGCGCTTCCAAGCCGAGACAATCACCGAGACGTTCCCAGCCCAAGGGCCTGTGCGCTCCAAGATCATTGGTAAAGAAACACCTGAGATCAAAGAGATCGCGGCCAATGTTGAAGACGATATGAACTTCGAGTTGACTGAAGTTATGACGGAGTTTCGCTCTGAGCATGAGCGCATGCTCTGGTCACTGCCAGCCACAGGTTCAGCGTTCAAGAAGGTGTACTACGACCCAGCGCTTGGCCGGCAAGTCTCCATGTTCGTGCCAGCAGAAGACATCTTGCTCCCATACGGCGCGACAGATTTGGACACTTGTCACCGCATCACGCACGTCATGCGCAAGACCAAGAACGAGATCATCAAGCTCCAGCAAGCTGGGTTCTACCTAGACATCGAGCTGCCTGACGCGCCCAAAGACCGCACCGATATTCAGAAAGCCAAGGACAAAGAGACTGGCTTTAACGACCTGAACGATGACCGCTACACCATCTATGAGTGCCATGTGGACTTGAACCTTGAGGGGTACGAGGACATGACCGAGGATGAAGATGGCGAAGAAGTCGAGACCGGCATCATGTTGCCGTACGTAGTCACCATCATCAAGGGCACCAATGACATTCTCTCCATTCGCCGCAACTGGAACGAGGACGACCATCTCAGACTCAAGCGCCAGCATTTTGTCCACTACCAATATATCCCCGGTTTTGGAGCATATGGTTTTGGCCTCTTCCACCTCATCGGCGGTTTTGCCAAGTCAGCCACTAGCCTTATGCGTCAATTGGTTGACGCAGGAACGTTATCTAATCTTCCGGGCGGCCTCAAGTCCCGTGGACTGCGAATCAAAGGTGATGACACACCAATTGCTCCCGGTGAGTGGAGAGACGTTGACGTAGCCTCTGGCAACATCCGCGACAGCATCCTGCCGCTGCCCTACAAAGAGCCAAGCGCTACGCTGTTCAACCTGATGCAGACCATCGTGGACGAAGGCCGTCGCTTTGCGGCGACTGCCGACATGAAGGTGTCGGACATGTCTGCGCAGGCTCCTGTGGGTACAACGCTGGCTCTCTTGGAGCGTCAGCTTAAGGTGATGACGGCTGTTCAGGCGCGTGTGCACTTTGCGTTGAAGCAGGAACTCAAACTGCTCAAGAACATCATCCGCGACTACACCGACCCAGATTACACCTACAACCCTGAGTACGGCACAAAGAAAGCCAAGAAAAAAGACTATGACATGGTGGATGTTATCCCCGTGTCAGATCCCAACGCTGCGACCATGTCTCAGCGCGTCATTCAGTACCAAGCCGTCATCCAGATGGCGCAGATGGCGCCGGACATTTACAACCTTCCCGAACTCCATAGAGGTATGCTCAACGTGTTGGGCATCAAGAACGCAGAGAAGTTGGTGCCGATCGAAGAGGACATGAAGCCTATCGACCCTGTGCAGGAGAACCAGAATGCACTCAAGGGCACGCCTCTCAAAGCGTTCTTGCATCAGGATCACGCCTCACACATTCAAGTGCATATGCTGCTCTTGCAAGACCCAATGATTCAGCAGTTCATTGGCCAGAACCCACAGGCACCCAAGATCATGGGCGCAATCACTGCGCACATTGCAGAGCACGTGGGTTACCAGATGCGTCAGAAGATCGAGCAACAACTCGGTATGCCTCTGCCTCCCGAAGATGAGAAGCTGCCACCACAGGTGGAGATTGCCCTGTCAGGCATGATGGCGCAGGCGGCTCAGCAGGTATTGATGCAGGATCAGGCTAAGGCCGCACAGATGCAGGCACAGCAACAAGCCCAAGACCCCGTCTTGCAGTTGCAGATGCAAGAATTGCAGCTAAAGGGCCAAGAGCTGGAGCTCAAGAAACAAAAGATCATGATGGACGCTGCTGCCAAGGCCGACGAACAGGCTTTGAAAGAGCAAGAAGTCAAAGGAAGACTGGAGTTGGACGCTTTACGCACTGGTGCGCAAATCAAAGAAAGCCAAACCAAACAACAGTTTGAACAAGAACGTGCCGGTGTCCAGATGGGCGCTGACATCGCAAAGAGTAAGGCTCAGATGGCC